CGTAAATAGTGCTGTAGTGGTGTGTCATGTCCGTCTCCCGTTGTTGGTAGGGAGAATGTAAAGCGGTTAACGCATACTGTCAAGCGGCTAACTAGATTTATTTTCGGCGGCGGCCTTAGCAGCTAGAGCCTCAGCCTCGCGCCTAGCTTTATTGGCACGACGGACAGCAAGACCCTTCTCCAGTAACGTCTGGTAATAGGCTCGATCACCGCGCCGCTTGCACTCTCCGCGCCCACATGTTCCAGCCCAACGGCCCAACATCCTGAAGTACTTCCGCACCTCAGGGGTCAGCCAATAGCTCGTGGGTCGTGGGCGTCCAGCCATGCAGTGATTTAACGCAACCGGCATGTAGGAATCAACCAGCCGATGCAATGACATCTTGTACGGTGTGTAATGCGGTAGTTGTGAGGGTAGAGCGCTCAGACGCGCGCACGCGAGCGCTGTGGGAACGCTACTCAACCTCTCAAAAGCCTCGCAACCTGATGAGGTAATAGACCACAACATCTAGATCACGCGCTCGCACACGTTCAGCAACACATAGCGATATCAATGGGTTATCGTGCGATTTCTCATAATGCTGCTTATCAAACATTTGAGAAACGCTGTTTTTTTGGCTTTCTCGACCCCCACCCCCGGTCCGACCCCGACAGGGGGGGGTGCCGATGGCTATAGCCACCCTCGTACAAACTTTTTTTGGCTAGGATTTTTTAGAAATGAGACAGGTCCGTGTACACCACGAAGTATAAAGGGTGCCACGGACTTGTCTCACGGTCGATTGAGACGCCGGTAGTAGGTCGCGCGGCTTATGCCTTGGTCGAGCCAAGGTGCCTTTGCGGTCAATGACTTGGCGAGGTATTCGGCTCTAGGTTTAGCCCCGTCTTGGCGGCGCTTTTTCTGGCGTTCGAGGCGTTTTACGAGTTTACGCTGTTTTGCCCGCTGTTGCGGCGACATGTCGCAGGCGCCGATGGTGGTGATTCGCAGTTTTGCGCGGTCGGCATCTGTGAGTTTGAGTGCCCATCCGAGTTCGTGGGCTTTCCAGAATTTCGGGCGGTTTGTGGCATCGGCCAAGATTCCGGCGGTCTGAGCTATGGTCATCCAGGGCGCGTAGAGCTCGAGCCAGGACGGGATGGTTCGTAGCGGGTTGTACCCCGGCATTGCCGCCATGTGCTGCGCGATGATGGCAACGAGCCTGCGCGTGTCGGGGGTGTTGGGCATTGTCTCGCCGTATCGCCCGGCGCGCAGGCGGGACAGATCGCGAATTCGTAGGTCGAGGATTGATGGCGCGGGACGGTTGCGCCGGACTTGGGCGGCGCTTGGGTAGGCGTGGACCTTACCGGCCATTGATGCGTGCGGCTATCGCTCGGCCTTCCGGCGATTTTGGGTTAATGGCGCGAACGGGGGCGCGTTTGATGTTGGTATGGGGCCCGCCATGGATAGGGACGCTGCGGGCGCGCTCCGCGCCGGTGAGGTAAGGCCGCCGGTTGGCTTTCTTGTGGTTGATGCCTTTCGCCATAACGCTAACTATGGGACCGAGCGCTTCCACCGTCAACATTATTGACAGCGGCAACATTCAAGGCCTATAGCGGTAACCGGATACCGCATCGGGGTCGCGCATTGGCTCGGGGAAACCCAAAGTGGACGAAGGACAACCCGCCGCCGACCGCGTGGACGAAAGAGACGCGGCCCACCCCCGGTAAGCGCGGCCCGTCCAAGCCGGTGGCAAAGGCCCGCGAGGCCATCGCCAAGTTTGTGGATGGGAACTCGGGGCGGCTTCAGGAATGGCTTGATGAGGTGGCGTTTCGGGATGGTCCCAAGGCGGCGCTGAAGGCCTTCTCCGATTACGTCGAGTATCACGTTCCCCGTCTGGCCCGCACGGAAGTGACGGGCGAGGACTCTGGGCCGATCAAAATCACGGTTCAGTGGCAAGAGCCGGAAAAGAAAAAATAGGATGGGCGAGCGCATCGTCACCATCCCCTACACCCCTCGGGGCGCTTTTGCGGGGTTTCACGACCGGACGCAGAGATGGGCGGCGCTGGTGGCCCATAGACGCGCCGGCAAGACCGTTGCCGCCGTTAACGATGTCATCCGCGCCGCCGTGACGTGCAAGAGCGTCTCCCCGCTTTTTGGCTATATCGCCCCGTTCCGATCCCAGGCCAAGTCCGTCGCCTGGGGCTATCTGAAACGCTATTCCGAGCCGATTTGCCAAGCCACCAACGAGGCCGAATTGCAGATCGACCTCGTGACGGGAGCCAGGATTCGCCTGTTCGGGGCCGATAACGCCGATGCTATGCGCGGGCTGGGCTTCGATGGCGTGTTCATGGACGAATACGGGGATTTTCGCCCGTCCGTCTGGGGTAGCGTCATCCGCCCCACGCTTTCCGACAAGCAGGGCTGGGCCGTCTTTGCCGGAACGCCCAAGGGGAAAAACCAGTTCTGGGACATTTTCGACATCGCCAGAGCCAATCCCGCCGAATGGTTCTCGCTGGTGCTGAAAGCATCGCAGAGCGGCATCCTGCCCGAAGGTGAGATCGAGGCCGTCCGAGCCCAAATCACGCCCGATCAGTTCGAGCAGGAATACGAGTGCAGCTTCGAAGCGGCCATCCTTGGCGCGTTTTACGGCATTGAAATGCGCGAGGCGAATGAACAGGGGCGCATAACGGCGGTCCCCCACGACGACGCGATCCCTGTTCATACCGCTTGGGATTTGGGCTTCAAGGACGACACCGCGGTCTGGTGGTTTCAGGTCGTCAGAGGCGAAGTCCACGTCATCGACTACTATTCCGCCTCGGGCGCGAATATCGAGGATTTGGCAACGGTCGTTTCCTCCAAGCCCTACAATTACGGCGTTCATCACCTGCCCCATGACGCCAGAGCCAAAACGCTCGCGGCGCAAGGCAAATCCATCGTCGAGCAATTGGCCTCTCATCTGGGCCTGCACGCTTTACGCATCGTCCCCAATCTCTCGGTCCAGGACGGCATCCAGGCCACCCGCATGACGCTGCCGCATTGTTATTTCGATGCAGGCAAATGCAAGGAAGGCATCGAGGCGCTCCGTCAGTACGAGCGCGAATACGACGAAGACACCAAGGCCTTCCGCAAGAATCCAAAACATAACTGGGCCTCACACGGCGCCGATGCATTTCGGATGCTGGCGATCGCCTGGCGCGATGAGCCTCTGGGTACCACCCAAGCCCCAAAGGAATCCGTCCTTCTCGTCGGCCCGCAAAACACGGCGACCCTCGAAGATATGTGGGCCGAGAAAAAAACGCACAGGAGAGCCAGGATATGAGCGGCGTAGAACGTGGCTACGGTTATCAGTATGAGACCGTCGCCGTCTCCCAGACCTCTCAGGTATTGGGCGGAACCGGAGCGGCAGGCGATTACGTCCACCGCCTCATCGTCTCGGTTATTACTGTCGCAACCGCATCCGTCACCCTCATAGACGGTTCCACCTCCATCGTTCTTCTCACGGGCGCCGTTGGGCTCGTAGCGGGCGTCTACACCATCGAGGTCGGCCTATCCGCCGTCACGGGCCCCTGGAAAATCACCACCGGCGCCGGGGCTACCGTGGTCGCCGTCGGCATCTTCTCGGCATAGGCGGGATACGTGGTTGATACGCGCAAAAAGGTTTTAGAGCAGCAGTTTGCGATGCGCGAAGAAGACACACTTAGCCCGGAAGAAAAGAACGTGCTTCAATATCATCGCGACAGAATGAAAGATGGAACAGCCATCAGAAATAACGATGGATCGCTCACCACCTTTATGGGCGCGATCAGCGATATCGACGGCAAACCTACAATCCATCCAACATTCTTTGATGGCAAAGTTATATCTCCTCAAGAGGGCGCAAGGCGCGCTGTCGCTTCCGGTATCAAGTGGCCGCAGTATAAAAGCGTTAAGCAGGCCGAATTCGCAGAAGAAAAAATACATGCCATCATGGCACGCGATGCTGCAATTGTTGGGGGCCGCCGATAATGGCCGATTATCCCGACACACCCATTGGAGAACGCCTTCGCGTTGTCGCCGCCTATGACAATGAGTTCAAGCGGTGGGAAGCGCGCGTCACCAAGATACTCAAGCGCTATCGGGATGAGAACCGTACACAGGCTTCGAACGAAAGCGCGAAGTTCAACATCCTATGGTCGAACGTCCAAACCCTCATTCCTGCCGTCAATGCGCGGCTTCCCAAAGCGTCCGTCTCGCGCCGCTTCGCCGACAACGATCCGGTGGGCCGTGTCGCATCGCTTCTTCTGGAAAGAGCGCTGGATTACGAGATCGAGCACTATGCGGATTTCCGCTCATCCATGCGCTATTGCGTCGAGGATCGTTTCCTCGGAGGCCGCGGTGTCTCCTGGGTGCGCTACGACCCGCACGTCAAAACGCAAGACCTCCCCGACGATGGAGCTCAGATCACCGAGGACGTGGACGAGGATTCCGACGAGGGGCCTCCGGAAGAAATCGAATATGAGTGCGCTCCAACCGATTACGTCCATTGGCGAGACTTCGGCCACACCGTAGCGCGGACATGGGAAGAGGTGCCCGCCGTCTGGCGCTGGGTCTATATGACGAAGGCATCCGTGGCCGAACGCTTCGGCGAGGAAAAAGCCAAAAAGGTTGCCTTCGATCAATCCCCCGAAACGCTGTCCCGCAAC